CAACTCCATGCCCTGAATGGTCATGTGCTGGTCATTGCGCGCGGTACCCGCGGCGACCAGGGTGCCGACGGTGCCGCGCTTGGCGCTGTAGACGTGGCCAAACAGCTGCTTGGACCAGCTCCAACGGCCGACGCTGTCATCCATCGCAGCCTTCCAGGCATTCAGCGAGGTGGTATCGGACCACGGCATGCAGAGGAACTCGAACGGCTCGTCACCGAGCGCGGCCACCGCATTCACCTGATCCGGCGTGCCCACTCCGCCCGCCAGCACGGTCACGGCCGCCGTCAGGCCGGCCGGGGTTTGCTCGCCGTTAGACTTGCCCAGGCGATTCAGTTGCAGGTTGATGTCGTTGCCGCTGTCGCCCGACCACTTGCAGGTCAGGGTGACCACGCCGGCCACCGCTGCCGCCGTCACCGGCAGGTCCGGGGTGGCATTGATCTTCACCGCCAACGCCGCTGCCGCGACGGTCGGGGTCGCCGCCGCCACCACCACCGACTGCACGCGCACGCCACCGATGTACAGGTTCAGCGCGCCCGCTTCGGTCGCGGTACCGGTGAGGGTCACCGTGGCCGTGGCCGCCGCACCGACGCCTTTGGCCAGCGGCAGGCACCAGATTTCGCCAATCGGATCGACCTTACGAAAGGCCGCGTACATCGCCGCCAGCATCGAGCCGGGGCCGCCCAGATCCTTGGCCAGGGCCAGGCTGGACACCAGCACCAGTTTGCCCACGTCGGGGCCGACCACGGCGTCGTTGACCTGGGCCACGATCAGCCGGCGCATGGCCGAGGACGCACTGTTCGCCGCCGAATTGTCCATTTCCGCATAGAACAGCGGGACGCGGACATCGCTCGGAATATTGCTGAAACCAACTGGCATTATTGCGCCTCCTCAGCTTTTGCCGCGCGTGCGGCCTTGGGGGTTTTGGGGGTGACATCGCCATCCGCCAAGCGGCGGCGCCACCAGGCGTTGTCGGGAACCTCGCGCCCTTCGAGCGGCAACAGGTCGCCAGCCTCCGGGTCGGGCACGGCACGGCCATCGGCCGGCACCACAGTGATGCGTTGGGTCATGGGGTTACGTCTCCTGAGAATTTCACTTCGATGCGCCCATCCGGGCCAGGGTGCTGCAGGTTGCGGTCTGCCGGGTCGATGCAGTCCATGTTGACGGTCATGCCGCTAAAGCTGGACAGGCCGTCGAGCTCGCGCTCATGCCAGGTTTCCGCCGGATCACCCGGACGGTTACGCCCCAGCTGGAACTCCGCGATAAAACTGAACTGGTACACGGTGCGCGCGCGACTGATGTGCAGCAGCTCGCCTTTGACGTATTCGATGGGGGTGTATTCGCCGCCAGGCTTCCAGCCCACCAGCGCCCGCCACAGCTCGGCGCGCAGGTCATGCAGCGCGTCATTGGCGGCCTGGCCACGTTCGTCGCCGGAGTCCAGAACAACGACCACACTGAACATATCGGTAATGTCCTGCAGCACCCCGGTCTGCGTCCGGTTGTCCCCGGCGACATCGGCCGCGGCGATCACATAGGCGGCCGGCAGCGCGAGCTTGGCGCTGTCCACCACCGCATCCCAATCAATGCCCGCGGTGACCCGCTGGACAAAGGTCGGGCAGGTCGCGCGCAGCTGCGCGACGATAGGGCTCAGTTTCATAGTGACTCCAGAAAGGCCAGGGCTTAACCCAGGGCAGCGGCAAACGCGGCCGAGAGAATCGACTGCACCTGCGACGACGAATCTTGCAGCGCGTCGACCATGTAGTTGTCGCGCGGCGCGATCCGCCACTCACCGGCGGCGCGCTCGGCCATAGCCGCGGCACGCGCGCCCTTGGCGCGGCGATTGGCCTTGCCCTTGCCCTGGCCAGGGGCCAACTTGCCGAGGCGTTTGCCGCGCTTGACCCCGTAATGCAGGAAGGCCGGGTAGTAGGTTTTCATCGCCGCGGTCTTGCGCGGCGCGACCTTGACCATGAACCCGGAGCGCGACACCTTGGCGGTGATCGACTCCAGGGTGGCCCCGGTGCGACTGACCGGATACCCATCCTTGCCCTTGCCCAGCGCCAGGTTCATCTGCGCGCGTTGCGTGACCAGGCGGCCAATCTTGCGCATGCCGGCGCGGATCTTTTTCTTGTCGAAGGCCTCGCGCTCGAACTGGTCGAAACCCTCAATGTGCAGGTAACCCTCAAGCCCACCGGACTTAGGCATAAATGCCTCCCGGCGCGTCGTCCAGGCTGACCTCGACCACCTCCAGCAAGGTGAAGCGGCGGCCGCCGTTTAAATCGGCGTTGCGCTTGACCCGATACACCGGCGAACCCGGCACCACCGAATAGCTCGGGGCCCCCGGCAGGTGCTCGACGTGCACCACTTCGTGCGACTCACTGACCCCCGGCAACGCGCGAATCCAAATGCGATGGGTGAGCTTGTTGTCGGTCTGCACCCCCGCCGCGTACACCGCCGTGCCGACCGGCTCAATCTTGGCCCAGCGCGGTTTGATCTCGGAAAACGCAGAATCCAAGCCCATGTCGGGCGCCGGGCTGTCGGTGCGCAGGCGAATGGCCACGCGCCGATTCAGCTCGCCGGCGGCCGGTTCTCGATAGGCCATGGCCTCTCCTTATCAATGGCAGGGCCACCGTGCGGCAGGCCCTAGAAGTTCGACCAACGATGCGGCCGCCACAGCGCCTGGGTGGACAACGGCAGCTCCGCGGTCACCAAACCCACCACCCCGGCTTCGCGATTGGCGTACCAATGGCCGACCAGCAACAGCGCGCCCTGGGCAATGCTTTTGCTCAGCACCAGGGCATTGCCCAGCGGCTCCGGCAATGCCGCGTCCGGGGCCACCAGGGTGCGATTGCTCCAGGTCTCAAAGGCACTGAGCGCCGCGTCGAGGTAGTCCTGCAGCAACGCGTCTTCATCCGCCGCATCGACCCGCAGGTGCAGCTTCACCTTGTCCAGGTCGATCATCAGGCGCCCCCAGCGTTAGCCTTCGGCTTGGGGGCCGGTTTGGCCTTGGGTTTGGCGCCAGGTTTGACCACCGGCTTGGCGGCCGGCTTAACCACCGACTGAGCCGGCGCGGCAGGTGGCGCCGCGGTCGACACCGCCCCGGCCGTCAGATCGGGCGTGGCGACCGGAGCCACCACGGCCGGCGGCCCGCCTTTCACGCGGGTGGCCACCTTCAGGTGCTCCACCGCCACCTCGGCGCAGCGCTCGGACACGTCCTGCTCGCCCGGCTCGACCTCGATCACATGATTACCATCGACGGCGAATTTGAACGCCGCGACCACTAGAATTCTGGGCATAACGAACCCCTTTGAAGCCAGGGCACCCCGCAGGGCGCCCTGAACGGTTACACGCTGAGGGTCAGCACCTTGGCCGCACGCGAGTCGGTGAGCATGCCGCCGACGCGTTTGGTGGTGTAGAAGCCGACGTTCGGCTTGTTGGTGTACGGGTCGCGCAGCACGCGGGTGCCGAGGCGGTCGACGATGGTGTAGGCGCGTTTGAAGTCACCAAACACCGCCGCATTGGCGTCCGCGGCGATGGCCGGCATGTCCTCGTTCTCGGCCACGCCATAACCGAGCAGGCTCGACGGCTGGCCCGCTTGCAGGCCCGGCTGCCAGATGTAGGCGCCGGTGGTGTCCTTGAAGGTGCGGGCCTTGAACAGGGTCAGGGTCGGCATCATCCACGACGCATTGGCGCGGTAGCCCGCCTTCAAGGTGTACACCAGCTTCAGCAGGTCGTCAGCGTCAAAGTCGGCGGACGTGCCGGACTTGACGTTTTGCAGCGTGCCAAAGGCGCGGGTCTTGTCGTCGGTCAAGGCCATGGCATAGGCCAGCAGGCCCTTGGGCTTGAGCACGCCGTCACCGGAGAGGAACGCGGCGCCTTCCTTCTCGGCAAACTCGGTGGCCACCTCGCCGTTGAGCCAGGCCTCGGCATCGAAGAACAGATCGTCCAGGCTGGTCTGGGACGCCAGCGGGTTGGCATAAATCTCGCCCATGAACGCCACGATCTGCGCCAGGCTCGGGGTGCCGGTCGCCGGACGGGGCGCAATCTCACCGACCCAGCCGGAACCGGCGCCGCCGAGGCTGACCAGCTTCTTGTAATCAGAGGTGCTGATGGTCATCTGGCCACAGACCTGACGCATCGGCGACACGTCGCGCAACAGCTTGATGATGGTGCGGTCCAGCTCCTCCGGCACCGCATACCCGCCGTCCGATTCGACGGTGGTCTGCAAGGCTTTCTGCTGCAACTCGGCCAGGCCGTCATCCTTGCCCTTGCGCACGAACTGCATAAACGCCGCCTTGTGCTCAGACACCAGCTTGGTGTCGCCACCGCCGCCGGGACGTTTCAGCTCCAGCAGTTCCTGCTCCAGGTTGGACTTGAGGTCGTCCAGCTCGGACAGTTTGCCGTTGAGGGTTTCAACCTGGCCGGAGAGTTTGCCTTTTTCCGCTTCCAGCGCATCGACGCGTTTGTCGTTGCGCTCTTTGAACTCGGCGAACTTCTTGCCCAGGGCCTCGGCCACATCATCAATATCTTTCTTTTCAACAGCCATGGAGTGGCTCCTTAAATTTGTTCAATCAGGGCTTTGAGGGATTCCAGCGATTCATCCGTACCCGCCTCACGCGGGGCCATGGCGCTGTAGCCTTTGGCCATAAAGGCCTTGGACTGAGAGACAGAAAGCCCTACCTCGCGCAGGGCTCTTTCCATCTTCTTGGCCGTGGGGATTTCGCCCTTGGCCAGAACTGATTTGACGTCGGTGACCTCGGCCTCTTCGCACATCGCAAAGGTGACGATGGACACTTCCCACAGCTCAATTTCATAGAGCAGGTAGGCTTCTTTTTCCTTGCTCCACTCGTAGTCCTTGAGGACGTAACCGATGGACAGGCCGGTGACGCTGCCGGCTTTCATGTGGGCATGGGCGCGCTTGGCCACGGGGTCGGCATCGATCAGCAGCCGGCCTTTGAGGAACAAGCCCTTGTCGTCCTCGCTCATTTCCAGGTGCGGGCCGATGGGTTCCTTGGTGTCGTGCTGCCACAGCACCGGCGGCAACTTCCCTTTTTCTTTCCAGGCCGCCAGGCTCTTGGTAAAGGCACCCGGCATGACGATGTCGTAACCATGGTCCCGCACACCGAAGACCGAGCCATAACCTTCGAACTCGCCGGTTTCATTCACCGCCTTCAAATCCAGCGGCACGTGTAGCCGTTTAATCTCCATCTTTACCCTCGGGCTTGGTGGTCATGTTCATCGGAGTCAGGTAGATATCGCCGCCCTCGCGGGGGTTGAGGTCTTCCAGTTCGCGGCAATCGTTGGGGCTCAAAATCCCCCACTGAATGCCCTTGCCGTAGGATTCGTAGCGGCCCTTGAGGTCGCCGCGCATCAGCGCGCCGGCGTTGAACTTCGCGAAATAGCTAATTCGCTCAGACTTCTTCAGCAGGCCGACCTGAATGCGGTGCTCGATGCGCGTGAGGTAGGGCACCAACGAGTAGTTGACGAAGCTCATGCCCATGTTTTCGACGTTGCTCAGGGTCATCTTTTCCAGGTTCGCCACCAGGTGCGGCGGCACGCGAAACAGCCCGCAGATTTGCGACTCGCTGAGGCGCCGGGATTCGATGAACTGGGTGTCCTGGGCGTTGAGGCTGATCGGTTTCCAGTTCAGGCCCATCTCCAGGATCATCGGCTTATAGGCGTTGGCCACGCCCATGTGCTCGCCCTGAAACTGCGTCTTCAGCCGGCCGAAGGCTTCATCACTCAAGGCCTGATCGGTGGAGAGCACGCCAGAGGTCACCGCGCCGTTGGTGAACAACTTCGCGGCGTGCGCCTCCATCGCCTGGCCCAGGCCCAACGCTTGGCGGGCATAGGCAATCGGGTTCAGGCCGTTAAGGCCGTCCAGGGTGAACAGCCGCACATGCCAGATTTCGTCCTGGCTCAGCGTGCGGGTGCCGGCGCTGAAGTCGACCCGGTACTCCACCGTCCAGTCGTCCTTGAGCTTGGGCGTGACCAGCGCCGGGTTCAGCGGCAGCAGCTGGACCACGTTGCCCAAGGCCTTGACCTTGTAGGCAAAGAAGTTGCCGCGCAGGCACAGGCAGGCCACCAGCAACTCCCAAAATTCCTGGGCGGTCATGTAGTCATTGGGTGCGATGGTCAGCAGCTCATGCAGCCGGTGATCGGTGGCCGGCAGCAGGTTGCGCCCTTCCTTCTTGAACAAGCGACAGGGCAGCATGCCCACCGATTCGGCGAGCACCCGCACGCAGTTGAACACCGCCGTCTGCTGCATGGCGCTGGTGGTGGTGACCCGTTGCCCGGCGGCGCTGTCGTAACCGACCCCCAACGCCTGGGCCAATTTTTCAGGCGTGTCGATGACCAGGGGATCGCTCTTGCGACCCAGGAGAGTGCGCAGCATCAGCGACCCCCTCGCACGGCGGCATAGGTGCCGAGGATCATTAGCAGCGTGCCGACGACGGTCAGGGCCACCGGCTCGCCAAACCACAGCCAGAGCCCGCGCGTCAGCAATCCGAAGCCCAGCACGCCGACGAGGTCGGGCAGCGCCTGCCGGAGCAACTCCAGGCGCCGCGGGTTAGTTTGATCGGTCATAGCGTCCTGATTCCGTGTTTGGTGATGTGGTCGGAAAGGCTGGTGTCTTGTTCCTCGGCTTCTTCTTTCGCCGAGATGCCACAGGCCATGATCGCGGCGACAATCAAGTCGATGCGGCCAATGGCTTTTTCCTTGGAAGGCTTGCGGTTGCCGGCATCGTCGGAGGTGGTCACCGCGTTGTTGGCGTTCCAGTTCATCACTGGGTGCCCGGCGTGGACGATCTCGCCGTTGAGCAGCAGCTCCTCGAAGCGCTCCACCGCCGGTGACATGTCCTTGTAGCCCTGGCCGAACGGCACCATCGGCGGCAAGGTGATGCCCTCATCGGTGGCCATCGACTTCAAGTCCTCGATGCGCCAGCGGTCATAGGCGACCGCCACCACGTCGAAGAACTCGCACAGCGCCGACAGCCGCTGCAGCACCATGCGTTTGCTGACCGCCTTGCCCGGCGTGGTGTTGAGAAACCCGGCATCGCGCCACTGCACATACGGCACGCGGTCCTGCTCACCTTTGCGTTCCAGGTCGTCATCCGGCAGCCAGGCAAACGGCACCAACAGCCACGGTTCACCGGCGTTCAACGGCTCAACCAGGAACACCAGACCGGTCAAGTCCTGGGTACTCGACAAGTCGAGGCCGGCATAGGCGCGGCGACCGCGCAACGACTCCCAATCGAAGTCGCGCGCGGCGCCCTTCCACACGTCGGCACTGATCCATGGCGCCTCGGCACCGGTCCATTCACAGAAATTCAGGCGGCGCACCATGGCCTCTTTCGAGGGCATGCCGCGCGCTTCGGTGACCTGCTCGCGCAAGTACTTCAAGCCCGGTAGATCGGCGTCCTGCAGCGACGGGTTGGACTTGAACCAACAGCCCTCATCGCGGATCGGATCGTCGCCTTCATCCAGCGAACAGATGAAGGCAAAGAAACCATCGTCGATCAATTCGCCAGCGGCCACTTTCGAGCCGTATTCGTGATAACCCCAGCACGGCCCGAGCTTGTTCGAGCCGCTGTTGGTGATCATGAAAATCAGCGCTTGTTTGCGGCTCTTGGTGCCGGCACGCATCATTTCCACGACGTGGTTGGTCTTGTGTTCGTGCACCTCGTCGATCAAGGCCATGTGCGGCCGCGGGCCAGACTGGCCATCGTCGGAACTGATCGGGCGAAAGAACGAGCCGTTCTTCAGGTAGGCCAGGTTCCAGATGTTCAGCCCGGTGCCGCTGGTGGTCAGGCGCTTGGACAGTTCCGGCGACTGCTGGACCATGGCCACAGCATCGCGAAACAGGATCATTGCCTGGTCTTTTTTCGTTGCTGCGGCATACACCTCGGCGCGCGCCTCGCCATCGGCGAGCACGCCCGTAAGACCCACCCCGGCGGCCAACGGCGACTTGCCCGAGCCCTTGCCGGTCTCGACATAGGCCACACGAAAACGCCGATAGCCGTCCGAACCTTTCCAGCCGAACAGGCTGCCGACGATGAATTTTTGCCAGGCGAGCAATTCAAACGGCAGGCCTTCGTACTCGCCGCCGTTGAGCTTGAGCACCTGGCGGTAAAAGCGAATGGCCTTGTTGGCCGCTTCCACGTCCCACACCAGCCCGCGCTTGGGGCCGTCTTTCAAATCCCGCAGGTGGCGGGCACACGCGTGGCGGATATCGGGGCCGGCAATTCGAGCGCCCGAGTCGACCTCCAGCGCGTACTGGGTGGCCGGATCATCAGGCGAAGAAGTCCGCGAGCGGGTCTTTTTCGTGGTCATCAGGCGTGGCGTTCACTTTAGAGCGGGAGGACGGTGACATGCCGAACTCCAGCGCATACCGAACCATGTCCGCCTGGGCTTTATTGGCGGTACCGACCAGGGGGTTCTGGACGGCGTTACCGTTGGTGGTCTTGACCATCAACGCACTGTTGAGCGGATCTTTTTCAGCCATGCGCGCCAGGGCGCGCTCGGCCTGGGCCCAGCGGCCGTAGGACTGGCAATAGGCGGCGAGCACCGCACGGTCCAGCTCGGTCATCAGCCCGGCGCTGTACAGACGGTCGACCACCCGGCCCCACTCGACCTTGCCGTCGTCACAGAGAAATGCCGGCGGCGTCGGCTGCGCCAGGGCCACCTTGGCCTCTTTTTTGTTCACCGGGCGCTTGCCCGGGTTGCCCTTGACCAGCCTTAGAGCGGTGGGGCTTGGCTTGCGTCCTGACGCCATGCTTGCACCTCCGCAAATGGTCGGCCGTCACCTTCGAGCACGCCGGTCTGGCCGGTGAAATCCTGCCAGCGCTTGACGATCACGTCGGCAAAGCGCGGGGCCAGCTCCATCAGGCGCGCCTGACGGCCGAGCATTTCGCAGCAGATCAGGGTCGAGCCGGAGCCGCCGAACAGGTCCAGCACCAGGTCACCCTCGCGGGTGGAGTTGCGCAGCATCTTGGCGATCAACTCGACCGGCTTCATAGTCGGGTGCTCGCTGGAACGCTTGGGCTTTTCACACCGAATCACGGTCGAGGCCAGCGGCGCGGCCTTGAGGTTGTCGCCGCTGATGACGATGGACTCGCCGCCGACTTTCACGGTGACCGTGCCGTCGTCGTTTTGGGTGAAGATCGAGCCACCGACTTTCATCACCGTGGTCTGCTTGCGCCCGCCGTACCAGCGGTGCGCGGCGCCCGGCTTCCAGCCGTAGAGAATCGGCTCATGCTGCCACTGGTAATCGGAGCGCCCGAGCACCAGCGAATCCTTGGCCCACACCAGGCAGCCGGAAATCTTGAACGCCGCCTCTTTGAAGGC